GCAAATGGTGTCCACAGTATCGTCAAAATCAGTAGTAGCTTTGACATAACCTTCAATAACGATATTTAGATCTCTTTGGGCTACCAATGTAGAACCCATTACATCAGCATTTGAATCTTCGCTGATTGAGTATACTAAAAGGGCTGGAAGGTTTGCGTCTTGTAACGGATAAACCCTAGACTGAAATACGTTAGATCCAGTCGTGCTCAATCCCGTAACTGTAGTCGCTACTTGTTCTCTGATTTGCTGTCTTACGTGGCTCATTGTTGTTCTAATGCCACCTCAGTCATACCTGTCCCATCTGGACGAACATTGACGGCTTTATAAGTAACTGCGCTGATCACGAATGTATCGTTATGCGCTAGACTTGGGGCATCTGCCGTCCTAATTACAGCTATAGGCTGGGTCATTTCCATCCCAACCGTACCTGCATCAACAGAATAATACTCATTCAAGAAGATTGCTTTGATAACTGAAGATGATCCGCCGTCAGGCGTATAGGTTGCATCAACGCCAAAATCAGACAGCATAATCAACCTATCTTCTGGGGTTTCTACAGGCATTAGTCAGCCTTCTTAGGACGCCCACGGCGCTTAGGCTTTTCTTCTGAATCTTCTAAACCCACGGATCTGTTCTCAATCATAGGCTCAGAATAAGGTGCGATACGGCCAAGAGCTAATAACGTTCTTTCTTCATCGCCAGTTACATCAACAATAGATCCCGCTTTAGATGGAGATTTATTGATGATGCAGCTTTTCAATACTTCATATTTCATAGATCACCAAGATGCGGCGGGGACGAATCCCCGCCTAATCCCGTTAGCTACCGCCGTCGTTTCCGAGGCAGAATGATACAGCGTGACGTACTGCAACATCGCAAGTTTGCATTGCAATGATTCGTACATTACCGCTAGTAGCACCCGCGTATGGATCAACGAGGATATCCAAGCCGCTCCAGAAACCCACGAGCAAGTCGTCAAAGTTCCCGAAATAGGCGTCACCAGATGCAACTTGGTTTGATACGATGGCTCGATAGCCATTAACCGTACCACCAGGCTCAACTACGAACTGGGCAGTTCCAGTTGCTTTTTCAGTAGTCTTCAAAGAGCCAACCATTGCAGCGTTCATGATGTAGGCCAGGTTCCCACGAAGAGCATTGTCTTCAGCAACCTTAGTTTCCATTTCCACAACTTGTGCGAATGAAGGAACTAAGACAGGCGCAGTACCAAAGTCTACAGTGTTGATGCCAGAAGTGCTCTTAATGCCCGTAGGCGCACCACCAGTTCCGTTGCCTTGCAATGCGCCAAGATCGATAGCCAAAGCGATAGCTTGAGCAAGATCATCACGAACTAATGCTTCTACACTGAGGCTTGACTGCTGAAGAAGCTGTCTAGTGATATCAGTGAATGCACCAAGATGACGCGGCGTCATTGAAACAGAAGAAACAGTCATTTCTGATTCAGAAACAGGGTTTCCTTCAGTTACCCAGCTAGAAGCGGCAGCAGTGGCCTTCTTGGGGATCTTAACATCGCCAGAAAGTCCATTGAGCATACGAGCGCCAGCTTGCATGACGGAAGAAGCATTTCTCAACACGTCAATGAACTCATCGCCACGGAAATCATCCGTGAACAATGCTGATTCATCAGTTGAATTAAGATCACGCTTCCAGTTACGAAGCACATCAGCAGGCAACATGATGCCTTGTGCAGATCGGCCATACTGCTCAGCAGCAGCTCGTGAACATTCAAATTCAAAAGCGGCGGCTTCTTGAGCACGACGATCATGCGGGTTAGCCAATGCATTTACAGCACGAAGAATTGAGAATCTCTTGGCTTCTTTTTGAGTTAGGCCAATGCTTTCTTCTGCCAATGATTTGTCAGAACCAATGACTTCAAGCAATTCGCCACGGAATTCTTCAATAGATTTCCCTTCACGAATAGCTTTCTGTGCTAATTCTGACTTATTGTGCCGAGATCCAAGCTCGACGATTTGTGCAGCATTACGTTGTTCAGCTTTGCGCGCTTCCGCTTCCACTGATGCAACGTCTACGTTTTCGACGTTTTCCATCGTTTTGACTCCATTGTCAGTTACTTTTATGGGTTGGGAAGGCTCGCTTGAACGTCCGATGCCAACTGTCACGTCAGCAGGGATAGATACTAAACTTGCCTCTACGGGTCTCCATGACTTTGCTACATACGTATCATTGCCACGTTTCTCCATTTTGTTGATGGCGTATCCGACCGAGATGTTGGCCTTAATACCATCAACTACATCGTCAAACGCTTCAGCGGCGATACCGTTTCGTCCAAAACGCACCTTAGCTCGTAGTCTGCGAGCATCGCTGTCAAGTTCAACAGATTCAATTACGCCTATTTGCTGCTTAGGATCATGATCCAAGAGCAACGGCGCTCGCCCAGATGCTAAGAAACTCAAGTCTATAGCCTCTGCGCTATGTTCCAATACTTCCATTCCAAAAGATCGTTCAACAGGCTCCTCAGAAGATACAGCAATCATTGCTGTTCTGTTCTTCTCATCAATCGGGCCTTTTTCCATGCTGATGGCACGATACTCAATCTTATCATTAGATCGATCCATATCTTCCTGCATGGCTTCGTAGTCTTTTTCTGTTTCAATGATTAAATCATCGGTTATGCTCAGATCCATTTCATTGTCCTGCATAAATTTCACCTTGATTCTACTAAATATCAGTGGTATGTGGAATAAGTTTAGACGCTTTCTGTACGCCAGTATTTATAACGCCAAGCGCAGATGCATTGGTATTCACTAAGTTATTTACCGTCTCATCAACTACGTTTGCGCCCTGTGAGTTGTCAACAACACGACAGACGCCACGTACAGGCATATAGCCCGCTGTACAGCTTGAGTGGATGATACAGACACCACTTGAGAAGTCCAAACACAAATCACCGTCGTTGCTGGTGTCCGTGTGATTCCTTAGCTCAATAGCGCCATGATAGTCCCGTAGAATTAACTGACCATTACCATTGAAATCAATGATGGGCTGCTGTGTGCCTGCTAGTCTATTTGAGAAGCAGGACAGCAACGCAAGAAGTTCTCCTCCGTTAATTTTAATTGTCCCGTTTAGAGAACATTGAAAAATGAACCCGGAAGTGAAGTCAATATCCAACATGACACACTCACGGTAGATATTGTTTCCGTCCGCAGTCCCTTGTACTGACAAGTTGTTAAACTCACAGTACTGAACCGTTGCACTTTCAGCCACAGTAAGAACATCAGTACCCGGATTGTCTCCAACGAATACATAGCCATCTGAGAAATCCACCGTGTCTAACGTGCAAGAACTTAGGATTCTAATACGTCTCAAGCCTTCTTTCTCAGCTATAGTCTTTGCGTCAGCAAAGTTATTAACAGGCTGAGTTCTAGTTCCAATCGGGACATCTGTTCCCGATTGTCCGTTGGTAGTATCTACACAAACTTCACCCTGATATGCAGCCGACAATATAACCGATAGATCCTGCAAGCCTGCTGAGTTAGCAGATCGTACAGAGACTTGATTGACGTTTACTACATCGCCTACATTGCTGTTTGCACCGACAAGATTTACGGCATATTGCCCGTCTTCAAACGTAACGGTATAACCATTGACGATCTCAATCACACGGGCAAGCGTTACCCCACCTACCGTAACGGATGTGTTGTGATTGTGAGTCTTGGGCCACGGCATACCTGCGGGATCGTCTTCTAAGTTCTTTAGAGTAAGCCTAAAAGTATCTAGGTTTAGCTGACGTATCTCTGTCGGAGAAGACTGAATTAGGGTAGTGTCTGCTTTCGGAACAGTTATGACGCCCGTAGGCCAATCAATGGATATTGCCACTTGTAGCACCTCCACTGAATAACTTAACTTGCAATGCTTGGATCTGTCTTCGCATATCGTCCATCTGCGCCTTAGTCCACAAGATTTCAGCCTCTAATATAGCTACCTTATTTTCTAAGTCATTGATCAACATAGTATTTCTTTTTGAATGCTCAAATACCGTGTTGATGTTACG